GATGCTTCCCACTCATCATGTGACATACCAGAATGAACTTTATCACAATCATGGTTTTCGGTTCTACGACCATCACCACCTGCACATTTTTTTCTTGCACCATCAGACTTAATATACTCTACTACTTTCTGAACAATACTTTCTTTCTTACTTTTGGCTGTTGCTTTTTCAATTTTCTTTTCTCGTTCAGCTTGATCTTTTGATCTTTTTTTCTCTATGTCAGCATTACGAACTGCGGTTTCTTTATCTCTATTAGCCTTAGCTAGATTACGCATTTTAGCAGCGTTTGCTTTCTTTACATCTGCAAGACCTTCTTTGAAATATTGTTTAAAATTTTTCATGTATCTGCCTTTGGAGTTTCGGGGGTGGTTGGAGTTTCGGAATTTGGTAATTCAAATTTAAAACTATTCTTATAATCTTCAATAGCCTTTAAAGATTTATTCTTTAAACTTTTTGCAATACCGTCTTTTGCTTTGGTAAGTTTTTTACTAAAAATATTTTTTAAAATGTTACTTGCTATATCAACCATTTTTGACCCTTTCTTTCATTACATTTTTAATAGCATCCACCAATAAATCATCTGTAAGAGTTTCTTCTTTGATCCATTGTTTTATTTGAACTTCACTTTCATCAACAGGAATTTCTTTACCAGAAATTCTATCCATGACATTCTTTTTCCAATCAGTTTTTTGAATACGTTCAATAGATATAATCTCTTTTGGTTTTTTTAATTTTTTCTTGAGAGCCATCTTTACTTCACCAGCACTTGAACCATCCATATAAAATGGGGGAAACCCCTCAACCTCTACTTTCCACATAGCCTCTGTAAATAAATTTTGTTTATAGTTTTCCAAAAAACTTTGAGTCTTTACTTTTAGAATAGATTTCATAGTTTTATAAGGTTTAGAAGTCCTCATCATCCTCCTCCGTGTCATCTTCTGGTTCTTCTGGTTTCTCTGCTGCTATCTGTTTATCAATTTCTTTAATCTGTTCATCGCTCTGTTGTAAAATATTCTTACGCAGATACTCTGATGAAATATATCTACCAACATACTCCTCAGCCATTGAAACTAACTCAAAACGATCCCTCAATATCTCAGAGTTTTTCAACTCCGTGAAATGAGAATCTTTAGCCCATATATAACGAATACGATCTTTAACTTCCCACCAATCTTCTTCTTTAATAATACCTTTTAAAATCAACTGAACTCTAAGAAGACCTGTAAAAATTATAGAAAATCTGTGTCGTAAACGACTAATAAACTTTCCAAATTTTACTTCATCTCTTGTAATCTCAGAAGCTCTACCAAGATTGAAAGATGTAGAATCTGCACCTTCAATCCTTGAGATTGGAACATTCAAAGATTTATATAATTTCTTTCTAAAATATTCTATGTCATCTGTTTCACCAAGATTCTGTCCGCCCGGAAGTGTACTGATCTCAGTACCACGACCACCCTCTCGTCTTGGCAACCAGAAATCTTCCAACATAGCAAGATGTTTTCTCTGATCTTGAACTTCACCAGTAGCTGCATTATAAATCATTTTCTGTTTATAACGATTCATTACCGTTTGCAGATATTGTTCTGCTTTCAACTTAGGTAAATTACCAACATCAATATAAAATATTCTTCGTTCTGGAGCTCTTGCTAATCTATAGATAACAAGTGCATCTTCAATCATCCGTAATTGATTAAACGGCTTGATTGCTTTAAACAAATAACCAATAATAATTTGTTTTACTGAATCAACTAAACCAGAATGAACATAAGAAATCGCATCAGGTGCAACTTGAATAGCATTCTGTGTTGATCCTTGAAAAAATCTACCACCACCAAAATTATCTGGTGTATAAAGATAATACTCTAAAACATCATCAACAACTTCTACTTGATTTTGACCACCAATTTTTGATTTCTTTACTTCTCGTACTTTTTCAATATTCAAAGGATCAATTGGAATTAATTCTTTAATTCCATCCTTTGGTCTTTTGTTATCAATTACAATATGATGATACAATCTTGCATCAACATACCACTTCTTAAATAAATCTGCACCTGTCAAATTAAAATCTAACAGATCAAGAAGTGTAGAAAACTCAGAATGTATCTTATCTTTAATACTGTCTGTGTAATCTAATGATTCCAAGTCAAGAGCAACAGATGGTACACCTTCTTCGTGAATCACAGCATCATTAACAATATCTTCTATAGCCCCATCAATTTCATGGGAAAAAGACATTTCACGATATTTTTGGACTAACTTTTTTTCGTCATGAGCATCTGAATCTGTATTGAGATAATGCCCAAGAATCCCACCTCCATCAATAATCTGTGTTGATCCATCACTATTTTCTGGTGTTACAAAAGTTTTGCCCTTCTTCTCTTTCTTGGATTTTATCTCAAAACCAAATAATTCAAACGCCATAAAAAGTACCCTTTTAAAAATTCATAATAATAGAGGGGTGAGAAACTCACCCCCCTTTAATTCATATTAGATATTACGCGAAACTTTTAGTAATTGATGCCCAAACATCTGCACTTGTGTTACCTTCAGAATCCGCTCTAACTTCAACTCCCCATTTAGGATTATTACCAGAAGCAGTTGATACTGTACCCGGACCTGCAACCCAATGATTAACTGCGAATGTTACTGAATATTCTTCAACAGCGTCATTAGAATCCCATGCAACATCAATAGCTGCCACTTCTGTAGGATACAAACTCGTAATATTATAAGTACGCTCTGATCCACCATCACGTTTTAATTGAGTTACAGATGCTTTACCATAAGGGGACATACCCTGATCTTGTTTATTTTCCCAATGGTCTTGCAATTTAGCCATCCATTCCTCAAACACACCACGAATATACATACCTCTATCATTAAATACAGTTACAGTCCAATCTGCAAATGTACGATCTCCCGGAACTTTCAATTGACGACCACGATAAGGTACATCAATATTTCCTACTGTAGAAGCAGGCATTGATGTTCCCTTACAATGAAATTCAAAATCTGCTAATTGACCTCTATTCGGGGTTGATATACGACAATTAAATAAATTGGCTCGAACCCCTCCTTTAAATCTTGATGAAAAATCGTGAATACTTGTTGCCATTTTATTACTCCTTTAAGTTTTTTAAGTATTTATAAGATTAACCACCGATTTCTGAGAAAGAAACATCAGTTCTAGCGGCAATAAAGTTCAACTGGATGTAATTGATAGACCTTGCTGGCTTAACATAAATGTCACCAACAAACTGGTTTGTATCAATAATATTACCAGGATTGTTTGAACCGTCACATACTACCTTAAAGTCAGTAATACCACGGCGTCCCTGTACTTCTCTCAAGAAAGGTTCAACCATATTCACAAAAGAACTTCGTGTAAACTCATCATTAAACTCAAACAACATAGCTTTTGCAGCAGTTGAAATTGCTTTTTCCAAAACAATAAACAACCTACGAACATTAATTCGATCAAATGCAGTTGGTGTAATCTGAGCAGTTTTATCTCCCCAAAGAATAACTCCAGCACCTGCCATTGTAATATAAGGATTAACACTTGCTTGATATAAAGCATCACGATCTGCCCTGTTCGGCTCCCAAGAAAGTTTAACAATATTCTTGACTTGACCACGACTCATTCCAGCAGGTGACCACCACGCATCATCTGTATGTTCTGTTCTGGCACAAAGACCAGCAGTATCACCATTCATCGGGACATACATAAACATATCTCGATAACGATCATATTGATATTTCCATGCACCATCAAAAACAACATAATTATTAACAACATTTTTATCAGTAATTATCTCAGTCCTACTTGGAGTAGTAACTGCATCAGCTTCAGATGGTGATAAAAATACCATCGCATCATTTCTCTCTGTTGCACCCTGTCCAACTAAACCAGACAAATAAGTATTACCAGCAGACGGACTTGCTCCTGTATCTCCACCTAAAATTAAATTAACATCAACAACTTCTGCTGTAGCAAACATTCCATAACCAAGAGCTCTTGTTCCCCATGCAGTTGATCGAGTACTTGAAGTATAACCATCATCTCCACCTGCTAAAACTCCACCAAGAACTGACTTTGCTACATTCGTACTATCAAAAGTTGAAAAAGTTGTACCTGCTTTTGCTGTACCAGCTGGAACAATAGTACCAGATGAATTAGCAGTCATTTCTGTAACATCACCAATCCATGCATACTTAGATTCATTCCTTAAAACATCTTTAACATAATTACTTGAACCATCATGTCGTTTTGCATCAGAAGCTTTACTTACATAAGCAAACTTCTCTAAAATATATCCAGGTGTTCCTGTCCACCATCCTTTACTATCAATAACAATAACGTGTATCTCATCTTCTGAACCACCAGCATTTGCAACATCAGCAGATGTCCCAGGAGCTCCATCAAAGTTTGCTTGCCATATTTCATTTAATGGTGCAGTTGTACCAGTTGCACTATACAGTCCAGCTGTAGAGTCACTCCATGCATTAGAATCAATAACCCTTACATCAAGACTATTACCCAATATACCAGGATATTTTGCAACAAATAAATTAGTACCTGAATTAAGCGTTCCTGCTGATGCATCATAATGAGTCGCATTACGAATATCTATAGGAGCACCTGCATCATCATCACCGACAGTTGCGTTCGTTGCAGCCGTTTCTGTAACTCTTACAACAATTAAATTATTTGAATATGCAAGATAATTTGCGCATGTCCAAAAATCTATATATGTTGATGCATTAGGTTTTCCGAAAATATCAACCAACTCATTTTCGGTTGTTACTGTGGTGCGTTCGTCTACTGGGCCCCATGCAAAACCACCAGCATATGCACCAATCGCTGTTGCCACATTTGGTACAACAGTCGTTAAATCTTGTTCGGATATATTAATTCCGGGGGATACTTGAAAAGCCATTTGTTTTCTCCTTTTACATTTCTAATATTGATATAGATTTTTAATAGTTATCTGTCTGAACCTTTTCCCATTTATTACCATCGGGCATAAGTTCATACTCATCATCCAATCCATCATCAATAATACCAAAAGGAATTGTCATATCTTCAATTGAATCCATTTTAGTTTGATACAACTTTTCTCTAATATTCAAATTACTTAGTTCTTTAAAATATTGCTGATCTACCATCCAACCAAATAAAACCAATGTTGTAACCAAATCATCATTTGAACCATCTTCAGCTCCAAATGTATCACCAACAGTTACGAATGTTGTAAGCTCAGAAATAATATCATAATCTGGGATAAGTAACTTATCTTCTTCAATTAGACTTTTTAAATTAGAACAACCTATCTTTTTAACATTTTTGGTTGTTCTTACTCCATAAGAGATATCTTTTTTGTGTCCACTTGAAAGTTGCTGACCATGCCTACCATACCATGCTACTGTAAGTAAATTCTCATAC